CTTTCGGCTGTTTCATCATACCACATCTCCACTGTATAAGCTACATTTGGAGTAGGAGCTACAATCAAGGTTGTTGCGTCCCAGTTACCCCAATACTTGGGTTGCCCTGTAAAATTTGTATCTGTTGTAGATCTTTCAGGAGAATACTCATCCATAAATGTAGCATCTCTTTGCTCCATCCAAGTTCTTGTTCCATCACCGGCTACGATTTGTAATCCTCTAGCAAATCTAAATCCGCCTTCAGGACCACTGACATCTAAAAAAGCATTATTGGCCTCAAAGGTTGTAGTGGCATATCTTCTTTGATCATCACTATCAACTTCTCTTGCAACTTTATTTTCTACATTTGTTATAAAAACATTAATAACTGAATTACTTAATACATCAGAAGTAACTTCTGTGTAGTTTCTTACATTATCTAATAGTTCAGAATAATTCATGATATTACCACGGTCACTGTACCAACTGCTGAAGTCATTAGCAAGTCATCTCTAATAGGACTAGGTTGCATTCCTACACTACTAAAAGGAGTTTCGTTTGGAAATCCTACCGGGACAACAATAGGTTCTACTCTATCGGGTCTAGGATTTTTTAGTGCTTGAGGGTCTGGTCTTGAAGGAGGAGGATCGAGTTGTGGATGTTTTGGTTCATAACATTCTGGACAAACCATAAGTCCATTCCATTCTTTTCTTATATCTAAATAAGGATATTGATAGCCACATCGATCACAAATTGCTTGTGATTTTTTACCAACTGCAAATGCCATTTATTAACTTCCTCTAAAATAATTTTGTGGAACAAGATGAACAGAAGTTCTTTGACCGTCTTCAGTTAAGGCTCTTTGTAATTCATCTTCGTAATATAATTTCATTTCTTGAACTCTTCCGGGATTATGTTTTTGAGCTAAATAAAAAGATAAACCAGAAACCATACAAGGTAAAAATCTGTAAGGAGCATCTGGAGTATTGGTGTATTTACCTGCATCTTCAATTCTACCAACATACCAATAATTAATTTGTGTATTAGTTACGTTAGGAGTTAAATATAAACTAATTTCTACATTAGATAAATTTCTTCTAACATAGTATTGAGAAGGTGTTCCTTGTGAAGATTTATTTGGTATTGCTTGATACTCTGATCTTGAAATTTTTGTCATGGTAGTGTCAGTGTCCCCATTTCTAAACACTGCTTCTAGTACGTCACTTGTGTTGGCTGGTGCGGTGTAGGTTGTAGTTCCTTGAGTTAAATTTTGACTATGATTTATAACTTTCCAAAGATGAACTCCTCTGTTGCCCCATTCAGATAACAACAGATTTAAACTTCTTCTAGCTGACTTTAAATCATATCCAGTTCTCACTTGTCTTCCGATTCTCTCAAAAGACTCCTCAATAACTTCGTCAATGTTTAAGTTAAAATCTGTTGTACCTGATGTAGCCATGTCAAATTACATACCCATTGCCATTTTTTTTCTTGGTGAAATAGCCATTCCGCCACCACGCTTCTTCATCATACCGCCACCACGCTTCTTCACGACCTGTTTCTTTTTAGCCATGCCTCCGCCTCGCTTTTTGATTACTTGTTTTTTCTTACCCATCATGATAATTACCTCTTTTTATTTAATTGTTCGTACTTACGTTGCCTTTCAGCCACTACTTCTTCATAATAGTCTTTAGGCCATTTCTCATAATAGCCTATCTTATGTAGTTTGCAACTTGCTTCATAGAGTTGTTTAAACTTTTGTACTAGCATCATAGAATATTCTAAATCAGAGTGTTCTACAGGTTCCTCAGTGGGATCACAAAGAAAAGCTTCACTATCTGGACTAGCAGGAGTTTCAGGATGAAACCCCATAAAATACACGTCTCTTCGATTATAAGTTTTATTATAAAAATCTATTTTATCTTGAAATTGTTCTGGCGTGTATTGTGCAAAAAAAGGATCACAATAGATAATTATATCGTGTTGTTTTTTATTCCAAGATTTAATGACATCTGTTAATTGTTTTTCGTATTTTGATTTATCCATACGAACTTCAATTCTAACTTTATTATCTTTTCTCCATTTAGCTGCAAAAGGACACGCTGGAAATCCAAGATGTTTGTTCACTGGTTCTAAGGTAGTCTTAGACCAATTAATTACATCAAGTTTTATTTTTTCTGCTTGTTTTTTTCTTGACAATTGTTTTTACCATCGTGGGTTTTCCACCTGGGTTGCCAGCTTTTTGTTTTCTACTGACAGCAGATCTTTTTTGACCTTTACTCATCGTTCTTGCTTTAGCTGCAGGGACACATTTAGGATAATTTTTTCTTTTTTCTCCACCACTACGTCCACACTTAGGATAAGAGCCATCAGATTTTTTATTAGCTATATCTACCCAGTTTTCTCCTACCCAAGCTTTAAGACCTTTTTTAGCCATTATGATCTCTTAGTAACTTTTCTTCTATTCTCCATAACACCACCGCAACCTTTTGCTACCCCACCTTGGTTATAATTTGAAATTTTTTTTCTTTCCTGAGAGACTTGATTGATCATACCTCCATCAGCCTTTTTATTTTTTTTACCGCCTGGAGTTACTTTTCCAGAGCATACAGCACCTGCGTACATATTTGCATATGCAGAGGGGTAGACTTTAAATTTTCTTTTTGCTGCCGCTTTTCCTTTTGCGCATAATTTTGCCATTTTTCTTTTTACTCCTTCCCGGTTTCTCTATTTGTTGTCTCATCTGAGCTCTGCTGATCGCCATGTTCACATCCTGCACATTCGCAATAAATACAAGTTTCTTGACAGTGACACCAACAACCACATTTATCGCATCTAGTAATATTCATTAATCCCTTAAAAGGTCTTTAATCTCCTCTATGTCTTGTTGCATTGTTGCTATTTGAATCTTAATAACAGCAATATCTTGTTGTATTTCTGAAACACTATCTGCCTTAACTTCAACAGCTTCAATACGCTGAGACCACATACCCCATGTCATAATAATAGTTCCTGCAAGAACTAAATAAGGTAAGGCTGTTTTGATATCTATTTTCATTTTGTTTTGGCACTCATGTTACTTAAAGGGTTATTTAAAGCCTTATTAATTTGTAAGTCAAGGTTTTCTTCTATGAGTTTTAACTCATCAAATATCTCTCTTGTATCAGCTTTTTGTCTGTCCTCGATGTCATTTACAATTTCGGTAATATGACGAATGTCATTACTAGCGTTGCGTAAATCTATCTTCATGTCTCCTTTAAGGTCACGTGCTACAGAAGCCACTAGGTTAATTTCGTCTAATATCATATCTAGTTCTGATTTAATCACTGCAATTTGTTCATCATAGTGCGAAAGGTCAGGAGCTGTATACTCCAAAACTTTGGTGGTTAGGTCTTGATAATTTTTCCAAAATTCGAAGACTGCCCAAGCACCACTACCTAGGGCACCTAATAGTGTAAGAATAGCAAAAGCTTTACCTCCACTTACCTTTAAACCTGAATACTCAATACTGGGCATTTATCATATCCTGAATTGTATTTTCCTGTGCCATGTCAAACAACATACCATACTGATCATCTATTGTCTTGTTTAAATACTCACCCACATCAACTTCTGTAAAGCTTTGAGTAGGTGTAAAGAAAGTTTTTGTATCTCCTAATATCTGCATTACAAGTAATGTTTTTGTTTGAGCAGTGTCGTCATAACGTTCTTTATCGTCAATATCCTTCACTATTTTTGTAGCTGCTTTTTCTTTTGCTGAAGGTTCTTTTGCAGGTTTTTCTTCTGGTTCTTCAACCTCTTCAGGTTTTTCTTCTACAGGTTTAGGACTACTTTCACTTTCTACAGGAGCTTCTTCTTTAGTTTCTTCAACAGGCTTTTCTGAAGGTTCTTCTTTGATCTCTTCGACACTAGCTACTTCAATTGTCTCTTCTAATTCTGCTTCAATTTCCATTTCTACTTCTGCCATTTGTGTTTCAGGTTCTGGTATATCTACTTCAAAATCTGTTTGTATTTCTTGTATTTCTACCTCAACTGTTTCATAAGAAATTTCTTCTTGTTGAGGTTCTATAGGTTCAAAACTCACGTCTCCCGCATCATCAACAACGACATCATTAAATTCAATAATCTCTGTAGCATATTCTATTTCTACAGGATCAAAGATATTGAGATAAACTATTTCTTCTACTGAAGTGATTTGTTGTTCAATAATCGTATTAATAACGTTGTAGAATACATTGACCGATACCTCGTCAAATAAAGGACCTATAGCAAGATTGATATCCCTACCCCCTATTTCAATTGTTAAACTTTTTAAAACGCCACTGAAATCGAAAGCTCCATTGTATGATTGATAGCCTGACGAAACTCCAGATTCAGACAAAACATCAGTGCCTGAAAAGACTGTAGTCCCTCCATTAGTTCCTGTAATGTGCATGTAGATTCGATCTTGAGCATCTTGTTTATCAACCTTTATGGAATATCTAACTTGACCACCCTTATCTATACTTAAATCAGAAATGTCAATTGTATTAACAAATGTTGTACCCATACCATCAACACCCATATTAGAAGTTGAATTACCTCCACCTGTAATCTGAGCACACTTATCAGAACCGAGGCCATAACAAGAATTACCACTAGGAATATTTGCAGGTCCTTGACCACCCCAATCGTAATCCATATCACCTTCTTTGCTTGTAGTGACATAATCATTATCACCATCAAGAATGTCTCCTGAATCTTCATTAGTAACAGTTGTTGTAGTGGTGGTTGTGGTGGTTGTGGTGGTATAGATAATTTCTGTACCTTTATCTTCTTCTGTTTTTTCTACAGTAACATCTTCTTCAATAGTAACACCAGGAGTACAAAGTCCTTCTACATCAGGTAAGCAAGTATCTGCTTTAGAATAAAAGGAGACCAGTAGTAAGAATAAACAAAGTTTTAAATAAAGCAGCTTGTTGTACATCACTAAACTCCTGTGTTTGTGGTTTTGTTTGAGCTATATAGTCTTCTCTAAATTTAGACCCAACAGGTATCTTATCAGGATTGGTTTTCCAATAAGTAGCCGCTTCAGCGCCTATGGCTCCTTCTGCTGGGCACGGAGTCCCTGCATCGAGCATGCTGTCCCAGACACGAGGGTCTTGACATAATAATGCCACCGCCGCAACTTTCATGCCATATTGGTACATAGCACGACTAGCACGGAGAGTTTCACAAAATTCGTCTGTGACGACATAGCCTGAAGCTAATCCTAAAACATTATTTTGTACACTAGCTCCAATTCCAATTTTACATATATCACTATTATTATTCATGATAGTTGGAGCAGTC